CAGATTGAGCACCACGTTCTCTATATAATGTACTTGCTCCGTAACCACCTGCCATCCAAGTCTTCTCAGGCATTATTGCCTCAAATAAAGTTGTACTTGTTAATGGACTTGCTTTTGTAGTTTTAACCTCTTGGGCATACACTACAATTTCTTCTATATTTTCTGCTTGTACTTTAGACACAAAAAATGCAAGTAGCAAAGGTGCTACTATTACTGCCGTAATTTTAAATGTATGCTTGTTCCAAAGTTCTATTAATTCGTTCATATCTCTCCTGTTAAAAATGTTGGGTCGTCTTTATATATCAACAGTTGTAATTATACACTTTACTGTGCCAATGTCAAGTAATTTCTTTTACTCGATTATACAAAAGGTGAAGCCCGGAGGGGATCCGGGCTTCGTGGTGCTCTCTTTAGGGGATGACTAACAATCGAGCACCGGGGGAACTGCTAGTATATATTTTATTAAATGGTCCCTTTCATACAAGTTGTTCTTGCAAGTTTAGTCCAGTTAGCAGGATCCATTTTTCTAAGATCCGATATCTTCAAAACCATTCTCAACGATATCTCTCTAAGAACGTCTTGGTTCTCAGTCATAAAGTTGATTATTTCCTGGTCACCATCTACACCAAACTTGTATTCTTCAAGCATACCATCTTTAACAATCTGGTTAATCCTCAAGAACTTGTCTCTTGTAGAGTTCATTGTAAGATCCAAGTAGTGACATCTTGACATCAATGCCGCCAAGTGATCCTTAATCTTCTTGCTACGAACGTTCTCAAAATCAACGTTAGTAATAAAGATACAACCACCTTTAAACTCAAACCTATCTGGAATTCCTTCTCTACGAAGTGCTTGTGATTCTGACTTCCAAGTAATAGTTCTTTTCTTGCCTGAATCCAAAGTTGCTTTGAGCATGTTCAAACATACTTCGTCAAACAACACACTATCACAATCATCAAATACAAGTATGTTACCTGCTTCTGAATTATTATAAAGTGTTTGGAAAAGACCAATTGGAGTAACTGAACCTTTAACAACTTCAGTTCTTGCAGGCTTACCAGCAACTTCTGTTAGCATGTCATAATCTTCTAAAACAGTTTCAACACCAAATGACTTACCAACTCCTGGAGGGCCACTTACTATCATACCACGTACAGTACCTTCTGCTACAGCATGTGTCATACGATCCAAAATATCAAAACGTTCTCTAATACGCTCAATTGCGGCTTCGTCAGATTCGTCTTTCTTAGGTTTTAAATCAATTTTTGGTTGATCAGCATATACACTAGGAGTTACATATTCTAAATCCTTAGTTGGATCTTCAATTAGTACTCTTATACTAGCGAACTGGTCTCCCATTACTTCACTACCATTTACAGTAATGAACGCACCTTTCTTGCCAATGTTAAGTGGTTTCAAGATTGGAAATACTGTATCAACGATATCGTTTTTACGGTAAGTACCAGCCTTGATCTTTACATAGCTTAGTTTATTTTTTGTTACATTTGTCATATTAGTCATCCCCGACATTATGATTATTATTAGTAAGCCCTTCTTACTAACTTATGTATATTATACTAAATTCCAGGACCAATGTCAACCTTTTACCGTTTTTATTGGCTTTTTCTTCCTTTCCTTTATTGTCTAATAAGTATATATTATACTACCTTTTAGGGGTGGAGTCAACCTTTTAGCCAATTTTATTGGTAATTTTTTGGTATATTTCCTGGGTTTCAGTATAGTTCTTACCGTAATCCACACATAAAAATGTTGCATCCTTACTGTCCTGGACTTTAGCACTATGTACAGCCTTACTTTCAACAACCATACTGTCACGGTAGTTCAGAACAGTAGTACCTGTTGTTGTTACCACAGTCATCGGAGATTGTGTTAGCATCCATATTATATGTGATTGTCTTGAGCCGCTATCTGTATGTGGGGCAACTTCCCCGCCTATAACTGATTCTATTGTAAGTGTCGATTCATTAATTAAACCTAATTCGTCAATTACATAATCAGGAAATGATGAGTGATCTATTGTATAAGAGCTGTAAAATCCAAAACTAAGATGTCGTTGTTTCGGTAAACTTGTTATAAAATCTAACGATTTCACTGAAACCTAGTTTCAGTGATATTGAGATGCTTGTACGCTTTCTGTACTGCTTTTGCTTGGTTGTATGCGTCAGCGAGTGCTGAGTGGAGGTCTTTTTGATTGCCCGAATCGTCTTTACGCAGATCCTTTGGAACTAGTTGCCCTAGTGTTCTACTATCAGCTTCTTGCCAAAAGAACCAATTTTTGTGTTGTTCAAAACTATTCTCAATTAGGTCTTCAAGGATACCATAATCAAACCTAGATCCTTGAGCCCATTTAAGTTCAGTACCATTTAGCCATTTGTTAAGGTCTGCAATAAAGTCCATTACTGAAACTCTGTCCTCATCTGAGAACGCTTCATCCTGGATTGCTTTATCTTGCTTTCCCCACCATTCAATAGTGTTAGGATCAATAACTCTGCCTTTAGCAGTTTGTTCATCAATATCCAATCGTACACTAAATGGTGTATGAGGATCTTCTGTACTATACGGATTAAACTTAACTCCGCCAACAGTTAATACTACAGCATTAGGCTTAGTAGCCAATGTTTCAATATCAATCATTGCATGAGTTGTCATTTATTTAAAGTTCCCGTATTGTTGTGAAAATGATTGCTCGGCTTCTTCAGCTGATAAGTGTGTCTCATTATATGCACTACGTTCTTGTTGATTAAGAACACGCCACTTTTGGTAGTTTTGCAGGTAGCTTAATTCTTTCTCATATTTAAACTCAAAACCTGATCCAGTTTGGATAGTTACTCTCTCATTGCTCATATTATACACCTAGTTGTTTCTTTGTACTAACTATTATACTAAAAAGGGTACCCTATGTCAACCTTTTTATACGCCTAACTTCTGGAAGTAATTTTCATACAACCGTTTTTCCCAACGATATGCTTCACGTTCCCATGGATGATGACTGTAAGGAACTTTGTCACGATCCACTTTTTGTAGTTTCCACATGTTCATATTGGGAGTAATTTCTCCCATTATAAACTGCTTTGCATGGATCAATTCGTGTGTTAAATTTGTTAGTAGTTTTTCACGTGAATAGTGATGGTCGTTTGACGTTCTGGCTATTTCGATTTCAACTATAGAAGTGTCTCCCCAACAATAACCGCCTGCTTGTTCATCGCAAACGGTTAATACATTGATTGTAACTTCGATTGGACGTTTTAATTTTGTGGGTATAATACTCTCAAGTAGTAGTTCGCTTACTCGCTCTATTAGGCGTTTGTTTTTGATTTGTCCGATAACTTGGACTAGAATCATGTCCTGGTTCCTACATCCAGCTGTAAGCATTTTACTATCCTATTGAGATATCTTCCATACCAGCAGTTCTTAAACGTGTGATATGTCCGATTTGCCATTGCTTCACATCTAAGCCTTTAAGTATGCCTAGGTACTTATTCCGTAAAAGACTGTATTGGTTACAAAGGTGTTGTAGGTTAACAACACTATCTTCGCCGTCAACAAACTTTTCAGCATCTCTACTGCTAAGTGTTCTGTTATAACTTTCTAAATACTTACGAAATATCTTAGAACGTTCTTTTCGAAGCTCTATGTTTAAGTGTTCTAAAATTGCTTCAATCTCTTGTAACTGATTAAAGCGATGTTCTGTGATACCAGGAAGGGAGGCACTCAATTTCTCGAGGCTCCCTTTAATGCCACATTCGTATTTTGCTTCGTCTAGCTCTTTATCAAAGTAGTCTATCGAGCCTACAATTTTGCCTAGATCTTCAACAACTGAATTGTACCATCCTGCCATGTTATCTTAATCCCAATCTTCGTCGTCTTCATCTTCGTCTAATCCGAAATGCCCAATAATTGCATTCTTCATAGCTGAGTCAAACATGTTGATATTATCCTGAATTTCAGCTAGGTCGGCATTCTCATCAAAAATAGTAATGATTTGCTCTGCCGCTTGTAGTCTGTCTTTCTTAGGAATGTAATTTTTCATACCGTCCCAAACTTCTACTAGGAATTCTAAATCAGGATTCATTTGCCAACTCCTCTACAGTAGGTTCATCTACTAAAGTCTCATCGTCAACTAAATCACTAAAATCATCATGATAGTTTGCATCAGGGATTTGATTCCACTCATCCATTACTATTTGAAGTCTCTCTTCAGTCCACTGCTTTCTAAACTCTTTAATAACTTCGCCTGTAACAGGTGACGTATATTCTAGTTTATTACCAGTTTTTACAACGATTCCTTTTTGCTCAAGTAATTCTAAAATACCTGAGTAAGGATTCATGCCTGATTCGTATGGGATTTTAATCTGTACACTTTCAAACGGTTTGCTGTAACGAGTTTTCACTACTTTACATGCCGCTCTAATACCTTGTACAGTACTAACTTTATTCCCATCCTCGTCTTCTTTGAGTTTCAACTTCTTCATTGCTACTACAATACTTGATGCATATACAAATCCTTGTCCACCTGATATCTTATCATCAGGGTCAAACATATCTTGCGATGCGTATGTATGGTTAGTTGCAACAAGTCCGATTGGATGTGGTGCTAGTTGGTTAACTGTATTTCTAACTAGGGCTGTTAATGCCTTAGGCTTTCTACCCATATCACCTTTCATGTCGCCTTTTTCAAACTGTGCAACATCGGTAGGTGTAAGCAACATTCCTAAACTATCCACTACGAATAGTAATTTAGGTTGCTCTGCATATGGTAGGTCACCATAGTTAGACTTATAGTCTTTTACAAAGTCACTAATTGTCTTTGCTACATCGTCAATCATCGAGACGCCAATCTTCAATAATTTCTCAGGAGTTGTATCAACGCCTAATGCTTGTAGCCAGTCTTCATCTAGTGCATTCTCACTATCAAATAATACTACTTGACAGCCTTGTTGTTGTGCATTACGCACTAAGTTACCTGAACAGATAAACGATTTACCTGAGCCAGACTCTCCAGCAAATACACTTACTTTACCCAAAGGGACTCCTTTTTGGAAGTCCCCGCTAATTAGGTAGTTAAGAGTGTAGTTACCAGTCGAGATCCAGTCTTGCGGATCATGAAAGCCAGCACTGATGCCAGCAATACTTTTCGTGATTCCTGTTCGGAACTTTGTTAAGTCAAAAGGTTTCTGCATTTTTAATACTCCTTAAGAACGATTCTTAATCATGTTAAGAATATCAGTCGCACTAGGTTTCGCATCACCTTCTGCCGCCGGGACAACTGGTGCCACTGGTGCTGGTGCTGGTGCTACTACTGGTGCCGCTGTTGGCGTAACATCAAACGGAATGTCTGCTGTCGCTTCTGCAACTGGAGCCGCTACTGGAGCCGCTACTGGTGCCGCTGTTTGCACAGATGCTGTAGTAGGTTGTGTTGCTGACTTAGGTGCTTCTACGCCATAAGGCTTGTAGAACATTGCCCAACGCTCTGGATCATACAACTCACCGTCAACTGATGCTTGGAACATTTCGCTAATTGCGTTAAGTTCGTCTTGTCCAGGTCTTTTAGGTAAAAAGTCTGAAAGTGTAAATAAGCCATTTGCGTCAATCGCCGCTAGTTCAGTTTCATCCAAACCACGCTCTTTACGAGCCCATTTTGAAGTACTGTAATCAGCATACTGTCCTTTAGTTGTTTTAGTAACTCTAAAATCTGTACCAGCAGTATAGTCAGTTGGAATATTTTCCATATCTGGATCCATTAGTGCTGATTTAATAATGTTAAAGATTTGTGGTGAGATTACAAAACGTCTGATTGGATTTTCAGGTGCTGTTTCGGTTAGTGCGTTTTCAGTTACAAATCCTTGGAAGATGTAACTACGTTTTTTCCAATATTTACGACCGAGGTCTTCTAAAGAAGCATCCTTAAACCAAGGACGTACTTCAGTTAATACTGGACAAGTGTCGCCGTACATTTCTGCACAAGGTACTTGTACTGTTACTGGTTTCATGTCTCCACCTTTTACTCCAGGGAAAGTAAGACGAATCATTTGTCTTTCTACCCAGAAAAAAGTGTTGTCAGGATCGCTATCAGGCAAAAACCTTAGTGTTGTACTAGTGTTCTCGTCGATATTCCAGTGGGGGTAAATGGCGTTGTCGCCGCCGTTTGATGAACTGTTTGGTTTGGAATTAGATTCCATAGAGGCCAGTTTAGCTCTAATTTCTTGTAAAGATGCCATGTTATTTCTCCATATGTGCCATGTGTGTTAATCCTTTGGGGTTTGTGGACTAACTTAGGTTTATTATAATATATCTTTGCCATGTTGTCAACCTTTTTCTATCACTTGATAGCAATCGTTGTCTTTATTGTAATAGTATTTATGCCTTAAGGCAGTTTAAACCGTCTTTTTATTGAGCAAAAGGTTTATCACTGCTAGTAAACTTGTTTAAGAATGTTTCAAATTTACCTAAATCGTCAGTACTTTCTGCCATAACTGGTGTTGAATTCTGTGCAGAAAGTAAAGATGCCTTAACTGCTCTGTATTCAAACTGACTCATTGTGCCGCCACTGGATAACTTACTGCCTATACCATTTAAGTATCCGCCTAACTTCTCACTAGATGCAGATTGCCCTAATTGTGATACTCTGTGACCTAATTGTGCATTAGGTGAATCAAATTGCATTACTGAATCGTTTTCTTGCATAAGTGTCTTAGCATTCTTAAATGATTCTGTTTGGATAGTATCCATTATGTAACTTTCGAAAGCAGATTGTTTATTAACTAACTTACTTAATGTAAGATGTGCATTACCTACCTTGTCGTCAAAATGTGTTTCAGTGAAGTGGTCTTCTAGATTTACTTCATTCACTATTTCAACGTTATTAAATTCTGCTAAACTTTCAACAGCATTTGCATAAGTCTTTACGCCGCTAAGTTTCTTAAATGTAGTTCTGATGTTTTCGATGTGTTCTTTAGCAAGTGAGACATACTCGCCATTAGTTTCGTTAACCAAACCTTTCTTAGTAACATAACCAACAAACTCTTTGATAGAACCAAAGTCTTTACACATTCCAATAATACTTTCAGCGACAGTATCGTGCATTGTTCCGCCATTGTGTATGTGCCTAGCCATTGCTCTTGCACCATGTAAGTTTTTACTTGGGAACAAATAACGTTCTTCGTTCGCTTGAATAAAAATCTTACTAATGTTTCTGCTTCTCGAACCACGTACTTCTTCGTTAACGTCTTTACTGTGTTTAACAATAATCTTAACGTTGTCTAGTGGTTGATAACTAGTTTTAACTGAACCACTTACTGGTCCTAAATTTGCTTCCGTTACTGATTCCATACCTGTCTCTTTGGTTGATCTCGCAACACTTATTGCATCGCTTATTGGTTTAAGAGTTTTCCCAAATACTCTAAAGTCTAAATTCATCAAGTAACTTTGGGCTAACTGTTTTAATTGCTTTCGTAAAATGTCAGTTTCTTCTGTATTAGCACTGACACTAAACTTAATTTGTTCTTCGGGTACATTAAGTGTAACAAGTAAGTCTGGATCATTAACGTAAAAACGTACTGCTTCTGCAGGATCGCCTACTACCTTACCTTCTTTGTCAAAGGTATCAACAGCAAATCCATATCCTTTTAATAAATTGAATACTTTATCTGCTACTGTTTTAACTGAAATTGCCATTTAATATATCTCCTACTTGTATTTATCTTTTATGTCGTTTAAGTATTCATAATCGTTTTTATACATTTCTTTAATCATGTCTCTTACGCCCGGATCAACGGTTTCATCTGTAACTATAATGTTCCTTTCTTCTGAGTAACGTGTAACAAAGTCCCAATCATGCTCTATGCCTAATTTACGATTAAAGTACGCTGAATCGCCTATTTTGTTAAAGTCTAGTAGTACTAAGTTAACACCGGAGTCTTGCCAACTTGGTATTATATCGCTATATTTGTTCTGTGCATACATTAATTTATCAGCTGTCTCTATTTTTCTAGTTGCATGTTGCTGTATTTTACGTTTAAGTATGTCAACACCTTGTGGCGTATTAAATAATTCTGCTTCTCTATCAAACACTTCGCCCATTGTAGTTCTATTATGGGCCCACCAACTAGAATGATTAATTAAACTAATCCATGTTTCGTACGGATCCCTGATCCACAAATAAACAGTTAAATCAAAACGTTTGTCTAACTCTTTAATGATAGTTGTATCTCTACTAGCCTGATACCACCCTAAAGAAAAATCCATCCAAGGTTTTTCCGACTGTTCTACTGTGTCGTAATATTCTTGCATTGTTTTACTAAAATGCTTCCCTTGGCTTATTACAGGAAAGTCTGGAAATGGTTTATCACACCATACGTATGATTCTTTTAATTGATATGTATTGTATTTGCTCTTTAAGTTTTCCCAAAGCCATGTAGTGCCTGTTCGGGCTGGCCCAACACACAGCATAAGTTCTTGAGACATTACAAGAATCCGATTGGCATAGGCTCATCATATTCGTCATATGGGCCAGTATCTCTGTCTGATTTTTCTATTCCGATTGTAGAATTTACTACTGAGAAAACATCGTCCTCAAATGTAGCAATATATGATACCATTCTACAAGCAACAATCATAGCCATAACTAAATCATCGCTTTCACCTGGTTGCCCAGCAAAGCTATTGCCTCTTGCTACAAATGTTTTTAGTTCTCCGATTAATGCTTTACTACATATGCCCAACTTATCTTGTTCTATGTATCGCTTAATTTGAATACAGCCTTCTATTTTTGTTTTACTGCTTGTATGGAATCCTTTACGTCCTTTACGTCCTTGTACTTTAACAGGATCATGTAAGAACGTTCCTGGGAAGGCTTCCTCACCAGTGTCTCTAATAACAACGAGTGCCGCTTCACCAATACTGTTGTTTTCTACTGTCCAATAAATTTCTTTGGCACCATAGTTCTGTATTTCTGTAAGAATTTCCATCATTGTCTTAACTTGCCCCTCGATAGGAGTTTTGTTATGACACCATTCTGCAACTTGATTCATACTAGGTAGTTCTATTACTTGTAGTGCGGCATTGTCACCGCCGGTGCCTGCACTTGGGTCTAAACTCACTACATACATCTTATCTGCACTGGGCCTCTTATACCAACGTACTTGTCCCATCTTGTACAGGGCGTCTGTGGCATGCATAGTGGCAAGTTTTAAAGGATCTACAAGTGTTTCATTGTAAATAATGAATTCACATTCATGTTCTCGTCTAAATCGTTCTTCACCTATTCTACTACGTTCTTCTTCTGCCCACTCTACCGTTCTATCTGGATGCTGATCCCATTTTGCCATGTATCCTTTAAATCCGTTGACACCGACAACACTTGGATTACCATATTCATCAACTGTCTTTGTTGCTTGATTCCAAATACTAGCAAATGTGTCTTCATCACTGTTAGGCGTAGATGTCATAATACATTTTCCGCCTGTACTTAATGTTGGAGACAATGCTGTCCAAAATTCTGCGGCAATACGTGGGGGTACAAACGCAAACTCATCCAAGTAAACTAATGTTAACGACATACCACGACCAGTATTCTCAGTAGTTGTACTACTTACTATACGTGATCCATTGTCAAATGTTAAACTAGTCTTATTATATTCTGAAACACCTGCTCTAATATGGTCTGGAATACATTCGTATGCATATCTTATACGTTGCATGATTTCTTGTGAGCCTGCCGCTTTGTGAGCCGCAACTAATATTGTGCTGTCTGGCTTAAACATAGCAAACCATAGCAAGTATGCCGCCGCCACAGTGGTCTTACCCATCTGTCTGCCCAGCATGTTAATACTGTATCTAAATTCGTTGTAGTTGTTTATTAAATCCTTCTGGTAATCGAAGGGTACAAAGTCAATTCCGCCCTTTGTAGGATGCTGGATCTTTACAAAGTTTTCCATGAAGTACAAGGCGCCATGTACAGGGTCGCAACACAGTTGAAACTCTCTAAGCATCTCCTGGTCGTACTGTATTTTTTGGTATGCTGGTTTTACCAGCTCGGTATTTACTGTTCCTTTAGGCATAGTAAGTATTTATGTGAGTTTTGAGGGATTGTTTACTAGGAACGGCTGTTTTTAAGATAATCTCTAAGTTTATCTCTAATAACACTAGTCAATACTGCTTTGTCTGTAGACATGTTAGCATCAACGTCTGTGTGTGGGAAGTCCATAGTTGGGTGACTGCCGTCATCGGCGTCTACTTCTACTTCTGCTTCTGGTTGTTCTGGTTGTTCTGGGTTTATGCCTTGCGGAAGTGTTATTCCTGCAAGTTTTAATACTTTTGCTAGTTCTTGCATATCGTCAGCACTTGCTTCTATGCTTACTGAACCTTTATCAGTGTTCTTTTCTTGTCTAAATGTAACTGAGCCGCCAGTTTGTTCTGGGGCAGGTTCCATTTCTGGTTCCATTCCACATGGTGCTTCGTCTGTTTCTGGTTCTACTACCATTACTTCGTTGCCAGGTTCTACTGACTCATCAGTTTCAACTGATGCCATCTCTTTACATTGTGAACATCTACCATGACCACTATCTACTTCTCCTTGTATAGGAGCGCCACAGCAATTACTAACTTCTTGTGCTGGAGCTTCTGCAAACAGTTCCATTAATCGTTTGTTTAGGTCATGATTATTCATATTAGTTTCTTCTCGAACTTTGTGATATTACATCAGCCATCTTAGATTCAGGTGCGTTTCCGCCATGTGCCAAGCCTGTGATTGAATCGTGCATTGCTCTTAGGTTGTCGCCCATTAGCTCGTCTTTAGTAGGATAGTTCTTAAAGTAATCAGCACCTTTTTCTGCTTTGATTCTTTCTAGTTCTGCTAAAAATTTACTATTGTACTCTTCGCCAAACACTGCTATGTCTAAATCTTCGTTCTGTGCAGTATAATGCTCTTGTTCTTCAGTTGAATCCACTTCTTCTAGTTGTGCTTCTGGTGTCTCAACACTCCTGTCTAAGTCATCTGCTAGTCTTTTCTCAGCCATTTCACTTTCGACACGCCTAGGATCGTTAACACCGTAACATAATACATGGTCATGATCCACGCCCATTTCAACACATATTAATACTTCAAGTATTCTCTGGTTGACTGGGTATTTAAGTACAACATCTGTACTGCATACTTCAGATGTAACATTTACACCTTTCAATCTTTGAAATTCCATTGGATTTTCTTGGATTGGTAATCTTTTCCAAGGAGTAGCACTAACTAAGTTATACTTTGCAAGAACGCCTTCTAGTTTAGACAGATCATCCGGGCTACAATTTCTCGCTAACTTAATTCTATAGCCGTACTCTTTGCTAAAAGATTCGTTAATTAGTTCTTTTAAGTTTTTCATTTATTATAAACTCCTGTTACACTTATTTATCATATTTATCGTTTTTTTATAAATAGAAGCATGACCATTAAAGTTAAAGAACCTCAAAATCCTAAAGAAGGCGAATATTCATTGGCAAACGATGGTACTGTGGTAGTGTTTAAAAACGGTGCTTGGACTATTCCTAGTCAGTAACGTCATCTACTTTAGTATTAATTATTTTCAATAATTCGTTACGATCCATTGTAGCAGTTGCTGGACTGCCATCATCATAATTACCAGCATTGCTATCAAGCCTTGCTTTCTTAATCATCATATCAATTTGTTTTAACTTTGAATTAATCTTACTATCTTTTGCTTCTAAGGCAGTCTTTAACATTTTTGCGGCACTATCAAATATACTGCCAGCTTCTCTATCCCCGACATTCATACCCAAGTTCATCAACTGCTGAAAACTGTCTGTTGCCTGTCGAGCAATATCATCCATTTCAACATTATGATCCTCAAGACCCTTTACATTTTGTAAAGCATTGTCAATTTTTTCTGCTGTGGTTAAAGCTGTTTGAATATCTTCTACATCTATAGTCTCAAATTCAGTTACTTGCTGATCATTTAGTTCTTTTTGAGGAGCAGTCTCTGGTATGGCTTCATACGTGTCTTGCATGGGAGGTAGATTAAATTCTTCTTCTAATTTCTTTGTCATAACAGTATTTATGCTAAGTATTATCATGATAGGAATAATTTCAGGCTATAGGACAGGATCTAGTACACTTATTACAGCGTTAAGTGAAACTCTGGGTATGACTTACGAACATCAATTTACTGGTGAGCTAGACTTTCATACAAACCTGTTCAGTTACCCAAAATCTATAAATCAGATATATAAAATAATGCCAACTAATAATAATCTTCGTGGAGAGACTAGAGAGTTATTTTATAAACACTGGCTAGACAACAGTTCTAACTTATTTTACACCGTAAGACATGATATTACTGCTCAGATAAAAAGTTGGGCATTAGCTAATATAACTCGTGGCTTTCATCCGGGACCTAACCGTCATATCGATAATTATAATCATTGGAACGATACCAAATTTGAGACTATTCGAGAATGTCAATCTCATATAGACAGCACATTTACTGAATCATCGTTACTTGGTTATAGGGATCAAATTATAAGCACCATGCAGAATCAATACGAAATATATCGAAAGTATAAGGGCACAGTTTGTTGGTTAGAAACTAGAGCAAAAACTAATAATAATAAATATCCAATAGTTTTTTCGTTGCCAGCAGAGTTCGACTCGTGGCATTGTGGTTCTGTTGGTAAACAACATTTTAAACAGTAAATTTGCCTACTTTATTTGTACTTTGCTATATTATGTGATACAGATATGTTGTGTGCATTAGGCTCTAGGTCAATTGCTCTAAGTTGAGCTAAAAATTCTTCTCGTAATGGGTGTGTGAGGTTATCGGTTATATCCTCTTCTTCATAATTAACAAATGTTTTCCAATCATCTAACTTAGTAATAAATCCCCTAGCATTATACTTGGCGCATAGTCTAACAAAATTTATAATATCTAGTGCATTTGCTTTTTGTGCCGTAAAGTTAAAAGCTATCCTCATATTAGGTAGTTTGTTTTCTTGCATCCAATCTAAATTTTCTATTAGTTTTTCCCAAACTCCGGGTCTCCTGACATCTTCATACACTTCTTTACAGCCAGCATCTATACTAATTTTAAATTCGCCTATATTTGGTAATATTTTACTTCCGGCTAATTGTTTTTTCATTAGTAAACCGTTAGTAAATAATGTAACAGAATGATTAGCTTGTGGAATCCAATCTTTAACAAATGGCCTCATTATAATACTTGCTAAAGGATCGCCGTTGCCAGTTAGTGTTACGTTTGTACGACCTTTGTACCGTTCTATTAACTTTATAGTATGCTTGGCATACAGTACTTGCTTATCAAATCTTTCGCCTTGAAGTCGAAGAAGCATTCCTGTTCTACAACTAGGACATGCTAAATTACAACTATCATCTACATTAACAAAAATTGATTGGAATAATCCTTGCTCATCACTGTGTTCTAAATCTCTATCCATAATGCCGCAATGTTCAACAGCACAATAGGTAAACTTCTTATCATCTACATCTTGCTGTAACTCTTTTGCTAACGGCTGATCCCAAATTTCTTCTAACGACTCTACATCTAAAATGTTACACACAGAAAACGGCAAATATAATTCACAATTATCTATGTAGCATTCACCGTTAACAGTGATATTTAAACTTTGTCGTGGTAAGTTACATGAGTTAGTTATATTATACTGAAGTTCTTTATTACGTTTAGCAATAGGGATTAACTGCGATGTTGGCGGATGCAGTAAGTGTGCGTCTATTAATTTTGTCATAACAGTATTTACCTGCTGTGTTACTTTCTGCGTTGGCGTTTTGGAGTGGCTCGTTTCTTAGGATTATTTCTAAATATCTGATCTTCTGTTATTACTTTAAATCTTATGCCTTTTGCTTCTGACCATTGCTGTGCGGCTGTCCACTTGGCGGCATTTACTATAGTTGCCATTTTATCGCCTCTTCCTTTAGCATTTTCTATCACTGTTTGGCTCTTAGGCTTAATTTCTATAAGTTCTACCAATGTTTTTCCGTTCTTGTCTTGGTACTGTACCATAAAGTCAGGTACATAGTTTGTTATCTTGCCTGTTAAAGGATGCCTATAAGGAATTTTTACATTCTCACTAGCCCATTTTATTATGTTCGGATGACTATCGCAGAATCGCATAAAGGCAGTTTCCCAACTACTTCGTGCAAAAGGCTTTTTAGGTCCTATATATTTTTCTGGATTCTGGGGTGTGTATAACCCTTGGGAATAATGTGATGCCATTATTAAGGCCTAATTGCGTTTGCTATCTTGCTTTGTCTGTTTGTTTTAGAAACAGTTAAACCAATAAGATTTCCTTTTGGTCTAATTTTATTTATAGCTTTGTAAGTGTTCTCTGCTAGTTTGATTGAAGTTTCGTTTATTTCAAAATACTCCATCGGGTGTACACCTTGCTGTTTGGCAATTTGTATTAGTGCAACTGCAAGTGTTTTGCCTGTTGCTTCATTAAAGCCGATACTAGTAAGTCTGCCATAAACTAAATCAATTTCATCGCCGTTCATTCCGGCGTTTGGTTGTCCTAACATTGTTGTTAGAATTTCCACACTTGCTTCTGGTAGTGGAAATGCTATAGTAGAGTTTTCTAAAAACTTAACAAGTTTATCTTTACGAACTTCATAACTTACTTCGTTACCAAATGTTTCATATAAACTAGTACTCATTATCCGCCACCTGCCTGGTTGCCGCCGCCGACGGCTTGTCCGGCATTGTAAGTATCTACCATTTTGCTGGCTTCGGCGTCTGTCAATGGCGCTTCGCCACTAGTGCTAAACGAATCTAAAAAACTAACTTGTTCTTTCCTGGATACGCCGTTTAAAAATTCAGCTTTTCTTTCTTGTAATGCTAATGGATATATAGCACTTGGGTGTTGCCCTTCTGCTTTGTCACCGGCTTCTAACATTTTCCATTCGCCTGTATGAAAGTTTGAAAATCTTTTCAGGTCGTCTTCTTCCATACGTTCATTTACATTTGGTGCCATTGTAAAATTTTCATATTCAATACTTAAACTAATAGTACTAGCCGCTGTTGAGTTAGTATAGTCTACTCCGGTAATTTCAAAGGAAGTTATTATAGGATTAAATAATGTATACTTAATAGCCTTCTGTCCGTGATACTGTACAACGTCTATACTTGTAAGAAAGTTTCGTTGATCTGCCGGCTGTAAGTTTAATCCTGCAGAATTACTATCGAATGGTCTAGTAAAACTTCCACTGGCATCTGGTACAGATTCAGGAACTATATCATTCTTAATAGTTGTTTTTACACCTTCTTTATACATATTAGTAGGGTTGGTGAATAAGTGTGAGTACATTCTCATTAACATAGTAACCCATAAACTATCGACTGTATCGTAAACTACAACCTGTACAGGTTTATAGTCGACAGCTGATACTGTTATGCGTTTTCTGTTATACTGATTTTGTACTGTTGTGGCAAACTCTGCACTTGGCATTGTGCTGGATTGTACCATACTGCTTAATCTGTTTTGAAAGTCTGCATTAGTATTCAACTCATTCAGGTTTATGTTATCATTAAAAATAAAATTAACATAGCCATTGAACGGTAGGCGTACTGGAGTATTTTCAGGATTAAATCTGGTTGCATTATTAATATCTTTCCAATAATGCCCTGTTGGTTGGTCACCTCGAGCTTTGAACGGGGTAACTTTACCGTTGAACATTCCGCCTGATCCATTGTCCTCTGCAGGAGTGAAAACTCTTACAGCACCGTTGAACATTCCGCCAAACGCTTTAGCATCATTAACGAGGTTTAAAAGTTTCGGTAGATCAGTTGGTTCGAATGCCATGAAGGGTGTGCTCTATTAAAATAATAAGTGAGGCTACGTTAAGTAACCTCACTATATTATAAATTATATTCCTGTTGTAGCGCCAGGCTTGTACGTGAATCCTACTGCGGCTCCAACACCTGTTGAGTTATCAGTAATAACACCTTTAGATCCGTCTTGTTGTATTGCGTTATCGTATCTAAGCGTCATAGTAATCTGGACTGGCTCATTAGTTG